GTCTTGATGCTTATAATTGAATACTTTAATGCCCGTAAAATTTCTATGGATGGCCTCAAGGTCATACTTAATACGGCAGGAGTACGATGAAAATCATCGACACCTCCATCATCCAACCCGAAGACCTGTCCCCTTGGGAGAAAGATCAGGTATACAATGGTCTGGATTGTTGCGTCACAGCTGAAGTCCTCGAAGTGCTACAGCCGGAACTCGATAATCAGACGAATTCCACCTATGCCTTTTCGCGTGCGTTGCAGGGCCCGGTGCTTGAAATGCGATTGCGGGGAATTCGTATTGATCTTGCTCGACGCGACGAGGTTGTCGAAGAATTTACGGCTAAAATTGATCACCTCGAGGCTAACCTCCAAAGAATAGTCGGCGAATCCTTCGGCCTATGGGACTTCAACTGGCGCAGCAATCCAGACCTAATGGAGTTATTCTATGAGAACATTGGAATACCAGTTATACGAAAGAAAGGGAAACCAACCGTCGATCGAAATGCCCTCGAGCGCATGGAGGCGTACCTTATCGCAAGACCGCTGGTCGCGCATATTAAAGCAATGCGAGAGCTTGGTAAAAAGATTTCCATGCTTAAGACTGAGATTGATTCTGACGGTAGAATTAGAACTTCCTACAATATCGGAGGAACAACGACTGGACGACTTTCTTCATCATTTTCCGAGTTTGGCACTGGTACGAACTTGCAAAATATTGAGGAAAGCCTCAGAAGTGTCTTTATCGCAGATAAAGGAATGAAGCTAGGATATTTTGATGCGGAACAAGGGGAGAGTAGATGTGTCGGAGCAATAGAGTGGAACTTGTTCAATGACGGGAGATACCTCGATGCATGTGAATCGGGAGATTTACACACTAGTGTTGCCAAACTCTGCTGGCGGGACCTTCCTTGGACGGGTGATATCTTGGCTGATAAAGAAATTGCTGAGGCGCCATATTATCGTCATTATTCCCGTCGATTCATGTGTAAGAAAATTGGTCACGGTACTAACTATGGAGGACAACCTGAAACGATTTCCACCCAGGCTAAAGTGCCCATTGGAATGATAACAGAGTTCCAGCCGGTATACTTTGCGGCATTTCCTGCTCATTTGCAATGGCATGAATGGACTGATAGAACCCTACGGCGTGAAGGGATTCTTACGTCGTTGACAGGTCGCCGACGACATTTTTTTGGCCGCCGAAACGATGCGGATACCCTCCGCGCAGCGATTGCCTACGACCCACAAGGTTCTCTAGCAGACATCGTCAACCAAGGGATGCTTCAAGTATGGAGAGAAAGAAAATGCATACTTCTTATGCAAATTCATGACGCGGTGATAGTGCAATATCCGGAGGAAATCGAAGATGAAGTTATCCCGAAGATTATTGCTCAGCTTCGCTACCCCGTTGAGCTTAGGCATAATAGGCGCTTGGAGATTCCCTATGGCTGTAAGACTGGGTGGAACTGGGGCGAGTGGAGCGAAGCCAATCCCAACGGGCTCAAAAGTTACAAGGGCGGGGACAAACGGAGACGGATCGAGGAGGCTGAGTTCGTGGATTGATGCGTTTGTAGAATACACAAGCGATCTCGAATCGCCAGAAATCTTCCGTCGTTGGGCAGCGATCGCAACCATAGGAGCGACACTTGAGCAGAAAGTCTGGGCTCATACAACAGCTAAGATATATCCAAACATGTATACGTTTATTGTAGGCCACCCAGGAGTCGGTAAAAGCCGCACGATTGCGGAAGCTAGAAAGCTATGTGAAACGATCGAAGGCTATCCAATCGGCCCACAATCGGTCAGTAAGGCTTCGCTTGTGGATGCGCTTAAGAAGTCAAGGCGTAGTGTGACGAATGTGGCGCTTCAAATTTCCGAAGAATACAATTCGCTGACCCTTTTTGCCGATGAATGGCAGGTAACAATGTCAGAATGGAACAAAGAACTAATCGGCGGCTTGACAACCTTCTACGATGTTATCTCAAGTTATCATGAAATGAAGCGGACAAAAGAGCTTGATATCAAGATCAAGGCACCGCAGCTTAATATCCTTGCTGGTTCTACCCCTTCGCAACTGTTGTCCACTATGCCCGAAGGTTCTTGGGAACAAGGGTTTACCAGCAGGGCCATGTTCATCTTCTCGGACGAAAGGCATATCAATGACACAGCGTTTGGCAAAGTCGAAAAAGACTCAACGAACCTTACCCACGATTTGCGCGTTATTAGTTCGCTTTGGGGTCAGCTTGGAAATTCACAAGAATTTATCGAAAAAGTCGACGCCTGGCGTAAGGCTGGTATGCCTCCAGTGCCAAACCATCCCAAGCTCATTCACTATAACTCCAGACGGTTTGTGCACCTGCTCAAGCTGTGCATCGTCGCTTGTGTTGATCGAGGAAAAGAGCTTATTATCTCTGTGGAAGATTACGAAAGAGCGCTAGGCTGGCTCATAGAGGCCGAATATTTCATGCCTCATTTGTTCAAAGCTGGAGCAGGTAATGTCGATGCTAAAGCAATGGAAGAAATTCTTCACTTTATCAAAGAACGAGGCCAGGCCGAAGAAGGAGAAATCGTCCGCTTTGCCCAGGAATTTGTTCCTGTGATGTCCCTTCAACGAATTCTTCAAACCATGGCCTCGTCTCACATGATCAAACCGATTGGGAATCATCCAAAGTACGGGACGGTAGTGTATGGGCCGGATCAAGCGTAAGGAGATGAAGGGCAGCATCGCGGATTCGGTGAGTACGGCCTATCCAGTCATGTCCATAGCGGGGAAATTGGGCAAGACCTCGGTAGAAATGTTCGCGATAGGCTGCAAATTTTCTCACGATATCCGTTGGATTCGCTGTCTCGATTGCATGCAAGGTTATGATGCCGATATTGCCATCATCCCTAACACCTAGAGACCGTTGGAGAAGTAGAATCGCTTCATGTCGTCCTGCATTTACAGACATGTCGAAGAATTCCATGTCAACGCCAGTAGGCATAGTCGGGCACCAGGGTTGCCAGAAGCTGATGTTATAGATATCCCGGATTTCGTCATTAGACGCCGTCCAGACATCTTTCATAACGAGATTCTTCCGCTTGCGGTAGGCGTCGTATTCCCGTTGAATAATCCCTCGTGAGGTGCGCCCTCCATGGTCATGGGGATCATCGTCGTTGCCACCTTCTTCGAGAAGGGTTGCCTTGAGGCAATAGTCCCAATTTGCTTGCATATTAGCGTCCTTGTAAGTGTTTCATATATTCTGCCGCAGTCTTACTATGCCCTTTGGTCCGGCCATATCGAGCGCCTACTGCGGCTTCCCACGGACCTTGTGGAGCACGCTCGCGTTTCTGTCCAAGGCGGGTAAGATATTCTGCAATATGCCCTTCGGTCTGATTGGTCAAGCCAGTTGTCATGCCTATTAGGGATAGAAAATGTGATACCGCCCGGCCAGCTTTATCACCTTCAAACATCTTTGATCCGCGGCCAAAATCATGGCCTACATCGGCGATAGTTTTCATCATCGTGCCGACGAGCCCAGCTTGCGGATCGCGAACGTTAATCAAGGCATGGACAAAGTCACGAAGACCAATAGTCGAAGACGAAAGCCCGTAGCCAATAGTCTTGATTGCCTTCGCGCCCCAGGAATCCTTTTCTTCATTTGTGTATGGGGTAACCATTTCCTCGATTACTGCGGGAAGAATTACATAGCTGAAGAATAAGCTACTTGCGGTTTTCATTCCCTTAAAGCCTTGCTTGATCTCCCCTTGTTTGAAATCGCTAACAGCATCCTTTGCTCGCCATGCCATTTCATATTGCTTCTGAAAGATATGACTAAAGAATCCATAGAGCGAAGCAGCGGAGTTTACAAAGGCATTCTTGCTGCGCATAATACTTGGCTTATTCGAAAGGGCGAAGGAGCCATGGGTCTGGCGCACCGCGAGATCAGCCTCTTCGATGGCCTTACCTTCAATGCCGTGGGAGGTTATGCCACGCTTGTAAGCAACGAGCCAGGTAGGGATTGTGGATAGAAGATCAAATGCTGCCACAGGAAAGGCATGAACGTAAGACATAACTTCGCGTGCCGACATGAAGGCTCCGCCCTTGGGCCCTCCCTTGAGATGAAGCTCAGCTTCTCCGCCTGCAACTGCATCGCGAAAGTTCTGCAACCGGCGTTGGATTTCCTCGCTTTTGGTTCGAGCCATGGTCCAATTTCGTTCGCCAGTTGTATCGTCTTTTTTCAAAAGCCGAACGAACTCAAGTCCAAAATCGCGATAGCCCATTTGTTGCAAGGAGTTGAACAAGGCGGTGGTGCCATGCTTTAACACAGTTCCCGGATTCCATCCAATCAAGGTCCCAATCATATTCTGGCGAACGAATTCCAGGCCTTGATTACCGACGTATTCAGCGAAGCTACGGTAGTTGGCAGAATTAGCGACATCGCGAAGGAACGGAACAAATTCTTCTACCGCCACATCGCCGAAATGCTTACGAATCATGGCATTGAATTCTTTGTTATAAAAGAACTTCGAAGCCTGGATGACCGCAGGGCGCATTGTTATATCATGAATCATCTGCTTCATACGGACTGGGACAATATCTAGGCTTAGCTCCGTCGGACCGATATATCCAGTGCGTTCTTCAAGAAACCCTTGCGGTGTTGTAGCTCGGAAGTATCCATCTTCTTCGACGCCTTTGCCAATAAGCTTAGGACTATTCTGAGGCATCCTGCGGTCGTAGGCGACTGGGTTGTACCAGCCGTCGCGCTTAACGCCATGAGGATCGACGAAAGGTTCAAGTTTGACCTTCACTGGAGCCATGCCGGTGAGGTTATGTTGCATACGCTCTGCGCGAGTGAAGAGTTCTTTGAAATGGTCTCCTATTTTCTGTGCACGATCCCAATCTTCCTTTG